GGCTAATCATCCGACCTATCCCAATCGACTCCGGTATCGCCAGGTAGTAATCAGCGTTGGAAGGCAGAACGGTAAGTCACTTATCGCAGCCATGCTTGGACTCTATGGTTTGCTCCTTCATGAGATCGGCCCACAATGTATCTCTTTGGCTTCGAGCACGGATCAGGCAAACATCGTTTACAACCGGGTTCTTTACGTTATCAATAGCAACCCATTCTTAAAGAAACGATTTAAGCGAGCTACCGAGACACGAGGAATTGTGACTTCGGATGGAGGAGGACGTTACGATGTCAAGGCAGCTAAGGAAGCGGCACTTCAAGGGATCCCCATTAGCTTTTGTTTGTTCGATGAGCTACACCTTGCAAAAGAGGGAATGTGGTCTGCTGCTATTCTCGGAACCGCCCAGCGTAAGGACGGAATTGTTGTTGGAATTACGACTGCTGGAGATCAGAACTCGAAGACTCTAATTGACCTTTACAAGTCAGGCAAAGCTGCAGCTAACGGGGCAACGGATCTAGAACGCTTTGGCTTCTTCTTGTGGGAGGCACCGGAGAACTCTCGCGTCGATGATCCAAGCGCAATCATGAAGGCTAACCCTTCTATTGCTGCAGGTCGTATCGGGATGGAGCAAGTCATCTCGGATCTAAAGACAATTCCAGAACACGAAGCTAGAAGGTATCGACTTAATCAATTCATCGCTGGATCTACAAACTCATGGCTACCAGGAGACTTGTTTAGAGCTGCAACCGGACGTGGAGTTACGAACCTAACCGGAGGAGTCTTCTCCGTAGACATCACTACAAACTGGGGACACGGAACGATAGCTTATGCCAACGATATCGAGGGAGTCCACGAGACCGAATTGGTTATGTCTTTGGTCAAGCCTGATGAAGAACAACTATTCAATGAGCTAACATCGCTTTATAGCAGACACAGTCCGCGAGCGATAGTGCTGGATGATCGCCAGCTAACTGGTCTAGCAAAGAGACTAAAAAACTCTGGGCTACCAGTCTGGAATCTATGGAACAAAGAAGTTTCGTCAGCATGCTCAACTGTCTTCGCTATGTTTAGTAACGGCTCCGTTAGGCACAACAGCGATCCCCTCCTGGTTGCTCAAATGCCTAACGGGGTTGCTAAATACTCCGGAGAGAGTTGGTTCATAAGTCGTAAAGAATCACTTGGAGACATCGACGCAGTAATGGCAACGGTGTTCGCACTCTACGTTTCTTCACGCGCACCACACGCAACAATAGGAGTCTTCTAGTCGGTGGTATGTGGTATCCTTGACTCCAAATGGCATCTATACTTGACAGGCTCCTAAACCGCAAGCCAGAAGTTCGCGCATCGCAGCCTACAATTCCAACCAGACAACCTTCTATTGTCACGCCTAACACAGCCCTAAGTCTCACAGCCGTCTACCGGGCTATTCAGATCATCGGAACTCCGATTAGCAAGATGACTATAAACACTTACCGATTCGCTACCGGAGTCGAGCTAAAGGTTGAGAACCCAGTTCTAGTAAACAACCCTTCACTCGATCAAAACCGTAAAGACTTCTTATTCCAGACCGTATTAGATTTAGCTCTCCAGGGCAACGCTTACTGGTATAAGCAATACTCTTCTAACGGTCAGGTAAACAACCTAACCATTCTTCCGGCAGCTTCCGTTATGCCTTCTTACCCAAGGTTGCAAGACGGCACAACTGATTACTCGACAATCGTTTACGACTACTTAGGCAAGCGTTACACCAAGCGCGAGATCGAGCACCTAAGAATCTTTAGCCAGTCAGGTCAGCTAGTTGGAATCTCTCCAATCGCTTCTTGCTACAAAGACATCTCTGCAGCTCTAGATCTACGCGACTACGCTTTGAACTGGTTTACCGCAGCGGGAGTTCCAACTGGAGTTCTAAAGACTAACCAGATGTTGAACAAGGCCGAAGCGGATGAAGTAACTAACAACTGGCACAACAAGCAACAGAACCGTCAAGTTGCAGTTCTAGCTAATGGCTTTGACTACCAGCAGATAGCACTCTCACCAAGGGATGCACTATTCACCGAAGTTCAGGATCAGCAGACACAGGCAATCGCCAGGCTATTCGGTATCCCACCAAGGCTGCTAATCACATCCGTTCCAGGATCATCAGACACTTACACAAACTTACAAGATGAGAACCAGGTGTTCTTCCGTCATACTCTTATGGCTTACACCGACGCAATCACCGACGCACTTAGCAACTGTCTACCAAGAGGCAACCGGGTCGAGTTTGACTTCGAGCACTTATTCAAGGCAGATGTCGCAGCACGTTACAACTACTACCAGACCGCTATCGCAGCCGGTATCCTAACCGCCGAAGAGGTCAGAACGAAAGAAGGACTAGATGTCTGAAATGATTACACGCGAGTTTCAAGCCCGCTTAGTTGAGACCGAAGAGAGAACTATTGTCGGACTTGCAGTTCCATACGGTCAAGAGATTGAACTAACTGGCAACACCATGGAACGATTTGAAGCTGGAGCCATCCAGTCCATCGAGGACGTCAAGTTGTTCTACGGTCACGAAGAGCCAATCGGCAAGGTCGTAGAAGGTCGCGACACCGAAGAAGGTTTTGAAATTGTGGCTAAAATCAGCGACACAATTCGCGGAAACGAAGTTTACACATTACTACAGGACGGTGTCCTAAATCGATTCTCGGTTGGATTCTTCCCGGTCAAAGACCGGAAGGAAGGCCAAACGATAGTTAGAGAGCTAGTGGATCTCAAAGAGGTTTCAGTAGTTCCCTTCCCTGCCTTTGAAGGCGCAAAAATAACCGAAGTCAGAAGCGAAATCGAGACCGAAGAGGTTGAAGAAATTGTGGAGACTCCTAATGAAACAGAAAGTGAAACAATGGAAAACATTGAACTTGACGTTCGCACCGTTCAGGACGAGGTTGCAGAATTGCGCCGCGTTATCGAAGCAGGACAGACCGTCGAAATGGCATCACCAGCAACACACAAGTTCCGCTCACAAGGCGAGTTCGCAAAGGCTCTTCTAACCGGAGACGAAGACGCTAAGGCTCTAGCCCGTGCAGCTTCAACTTCTGCAGATGCAGCTATCCTGCCTCCATTCGTAGGATACCTAGACACTCTGATCACCAACAACCGTCCAACCTTGTCCGCGTTTACCCGTGGAGCACTACCAGCAAGCGGACTTGCAGTTGAATACATTCAGATTGACAGCAACACTCTAGACGTAGACAACCAGACACCAGACAACACCGCACTAGCTTTTGGAAACTTGAGCTTCGAGGTTATGTCTGCAGATGTCAAGACTTACGGTGGATACACATCCTTCTCACGTCAGTATGTAGAGCGCGCAACCATCAACACTCTAGACCAGGTATTTGCAGGTCTAACAGTTGCTTACGCTAACGCAACCAACAAGGTAGTTATCGATGTTCTTGAAGCTCTAAGCTACGCAGGTAAGACATTCGACGCAAAGACCGACGCTTCGACAGTTGCAAAGGGTATTGCAGAAGGTTCTGCCTACATCTTCCAGGCAACTGGCCTACGTCCACAGTTCATCGTGACTGGTGTAGGTTCATACGTTGATCTAGTTTCTATCGGTGCAACCGACGGCAGACTAAACTTCTCCGCAACTGGAGACGGTTCTAACACCATTGGAACTTCAAACATCCCAGGTCTATCTGGTTCTTTGTTCGGTCTTCCAATCATCGTAGATCCACAGCTAGGAACAAACACTTGTCTTCTAGCTAACGCTGCAGCTCTTACTTCATGGGAGTCCGCTGGATCACCTGTTAGATTGAGCTCAAACGACATCACTACACTTACAGACGATGTATCGGTATACGGCTACATGGCCGTTGCTGCACAGCGTCAGGGTGCAATCGTTTCGCTTCTAACCGTATAAGGATCTATAAATGTCCGTGACGTTGGCAGAGTTCCAGGCTTATGTTGGAACCGATGAGACTACATTCCCCCAGGAGTGTTTGACCGCTGGTTCCGCATTAGTTTCGACCTACATTGGAGAGATTGAGACCGTTCCGGTTTCACTTGAAGACCAAGCGATTCT